GGGTGGTCCCCCCACGTTATCGTGTTGTGAGTGAAAAACTCACAACGACGTATTTTATTCGATTAGTCCGAGCCAGCTTTGAAACTGGTGTCGGCTCTTTGGTATAATTTTAGTAACCAATCAGGCGGTTAGTTTGGCCTAGTGAAAGGCAGTAACGAACTTTTGGAGTTCGTAGACGTTCTTTGTGATATGTTTAGGCTGTCTACACAATATAGTCACAACGTTGACTGTAGACAGAGCGACCATTCAGTTGTGTCGCGCTCTAATGTAGGCGATCGTTTGGATAAAATGTCGGTAAAAACCAAGAATTCTATCCCCAATGTGGGATTTGGTTTGAGCAACATTTATGATGCTTTAGCGGAGCTTGATGAGGATGATGAGAGTCATCTCATGCAAGATTTACAGAAGGTTGAGGATACCCAGGACGGATTTGTGTTTGATGAAAACGCACCCGTCCCAATGGTTGTTGATGTTGAGGAGGAAGGTTATGTCTTTCCTAAGGTTAAGAAGGACAGGTATAAGGATAAGGATTTCCTTAAAGAGCAGAGCAGTATTGGTGAGCTCCAAGCTGAGTGGTTACGGCTTAGCACACGTGCTGATCAGAAGAGCATCGATAGCCAAGTTAAAAAGTTTGTCCGGTCTATGACGTCGGTCAGACAAATTGAGTCGAAACGTGCCTTGATAGAAGCCAAGATAAAGAGGTACACCGAACAACGTCAAAGGAACAGGACAAAGGGTGTTTCGAGGTATGTACCCCATGTCCCTAAGATTGATGTTGTTAATCCGGGTAAGATGAGGTATCAAGCGCCACCCAGTCCAGTCATTGCTTCCAGACACTTAGCCTTGGGCTTTTCTGTTAAGGGTCAGGTAGCTTTTGATTTGAAGGATTTCGAATTCATTTGTAGCCACTATAAGAAGTATATTGCGATCTCGCAAGCACATGGCATTCTTAATTGGGCAAGCGTATGTGGTTGGGTGGCAGAGTACTTTAGAGTGGCACGTGATTTCCTATTTCAAGCGAGCAGTGAATTGGGCAATTCCGTGCTTTTGGATCTCGCTTTTAGGGATATGCAGCGTATTGCCAACATTGTTGCACCATGGGTTAGGAAGGTGCAACCCTTACCAATGCGTGGATCAGCTGAGTTGTTTTTGAGGAAATGGACGCTTTCCGGCCCGGTTTTTTCATTGGATCCAAGTGGCTTCCCTGGTGTAGGAGGCCCAGGATCAGAATCGCTGGTAGCTAGGCGCGAGTTATTCGCAAATTCATGGTCGGAATTAGCGAATGTGTTGCGCGGGACTTCAGAGGTGCATTACCAAGGTGGTGCCCAGTCGAAAGCTGCACCCATGGAGCTTGAGGAAGAGGAGGCAGTGCCAGAGCCTGAGAGGCCATTGCTGGTGGAATCTAGTATCAAGGTTGGTGGGATCACGATACCAATATCTTACAGTCGCCAGGATGTGGCCAATGCCATTGGTAATAGTGTATCGTCATTAACTGATGCAGCTGAAAGGTCAGGTGTGACTGCTGCAGGTTTGTTTATTAAGGAGGTGCTTGCATTACTGTCATTTGTGACTTTGGTCGCTAGAGCACCTGATAATTACTCATTAGCGGCGAGTTGGTATTTGTTTCTCGAGCGGTATGCAGACAAAGTATTTTATCCTCGGTTTTTGGCTTACATAAAGAAGTTTGTACCTGGCGTGGCGGTGGCCCAAACGAAGGAGATCCCAGACTTAGATATCGCCACAGCATTATCTAAACTCAAAGATGCAATTAATGGCGACACTATCTTTGCTAAAGCCTTAACGAGTGTGCATTTTGTTAGCCTTATGAATTCAGAGCTTTTTAAAACCTTATGGGATATGATTTCCACGATCAGTTCTTTTAGCTTGTTGGCTTATTTTGGGATTAAGGACGAGGCTGCAGTAGCGCACATTAAAACGCGGATCGAGAGATTCCTGGTCAAGGGTGAGACCGTGGATAACTTTATCGGCCGTTTTGCTGGTTTCTTCGTTAAGTTATGCACTACAGTGAAGTCCTGCTATGATGCTGGTTCCTTAGACCCTCTCTTTGGTAACTGCGATCCTGAAGAGTTTATTAAGTATGCTGACTTCTTAATTCTGGATGAGCAATTTCGTATCGATTCGGGACGTCCCAACGGGAGGTTGCTTTGGGAGAAACGTGTAGCACGAGGAGAAATTCCGAGAGGTATAGCGGCCCAGGTGACAGCTGCTCAACACCTGGATTTGGTCCAGGCTGCCATCAAGGAAGGAAATATTATCTATTCTAGGTTGGCTCGAGTGAAAGAAGCGGCTTATGGTGTTGTCGTGAAGACCAAGTTGGAGCAATTGAATAGAAAGGCTTATTTGATACCTAACACTAAGTTGGGGGGAGCTACGCGAGTTCAGCCATTTTCGCTGTTCGTGTGCGGTCCCCCTGGTGTTGGTAAGACCAACTTGGCCACGGCTTTTAGAAAAGCCATTGGTCGTGCGAATGACTTCCCAGTCGGAGAGGATAACGTGATGTTCGTACAGAAGGCAACGAATTTTGCCGACACCTTCTTTAACCAGTGGTTAGTGGTCATGGATGATATTGATCAAGCCGTGGGTCCTGTTACGCAGTCGATTGAGACACACACTGATATTGTTATCCGATTGATCAATAATCGCCCACTCAATATGGAGAAAGCTGCTGTTGAAGAAAAGGGGGCATTCTTTGCTAACTTCCAAGCATCTCTCTACTTGTCGAACTACAAACATGGGAAAGTAGCAGGTTACATAGCGGAACCCATGGCTTTCTGGAGAAGGTTCAATTATCACGTCGAGATGATTGTTAAGCCCGAGTACGCTAATGAGGCTGGGGGACTTGATGAGGACAAGGTGAATCAGGACCCAACCGGGGATTACTGGATAATGCGTGTGAGTAAGTATAAGCCCACTGCAAACGTGACCCGTGACGTTTTGCCCTTTATCCACGTGGAGGATATCCCTATGCTGGAGTTTCTAGGGAAGATGGCAGCGGAGTCTAAAGTGTGGTTGTCGCGTCAGAGGGAGATGTTGTTGTCTCAAGCGAGGCAGACATATTGTAGCAAATGCGGGGTGGGCGAGAACTTCCATGCTGGCCACCCTGGTGAGAAGAAGGCCTGCGAGGGTGGTGACTTTGTGTTCGAGACAGAGTCCTTGCAGATGCAACACGTGTCAACGGGCTTGGCTTTGGGAGCTTTGGCCGGTGGTATGACATATTTATACACGCGAGCAGTTACGAGTGCGGTGGGAACCATAGCGGCAGTTAGTGGCCCTGAAGCGCTCAAGAGGTTTAAAGATGCCGAAACGAAATGGTTACTCAAAGCGCAAGCGAGTCTCAGTGCCGTAGTCGCTATAGGTGTTGCAATTGGAACAGCTATCTACGCATATGCTAACACTTATCCTGTGGACTTTGCAGACAGTCCCAATAGGTTGGCCGAAAACTTCCTCGGGCCTGAGAAGAAGAATGCTGACCCCGAATATTTGGAGTGCACTGGAGATAGGACTGCTGTAGGGGATAGGAGTGTTGTAGTTGAGGCAGATTTCGTATCGACTGCTAACCCAGAACCGAAGCGAGAGGGTTGGGCTGATATTAAACAATTCACACCTAATGTCCCACCTTCTATTGCTTCAGTAACAACATCGGTAGCTGATTTAGCGCTCCGCTTGCGGTCGGTTATGGCGCGTGTCGAGTGTAAAGAAACTGGGATGTCTCTTTGGGGTATCCAATTGGAGGGGATCTATTGGATAGTGCCGCGACACATTTTTATTCCTAATATAAATGCTGGTACAGGAGTGGTGTCTGACGATGCGCGCCTTACTCCCCCTTTGAATAAGGTTACTGTTACTATGATTCGTGGTGAAGAGAGGGTGACCACAACGCTTATTTTGGGGAAAACAATGGCTTGTGTACCTAATCGTGACATAGCTGTACTCGTTATCCCTGAGATGTTCCCCACCAGTGGTTGGATCAAGAAGCACATGACGCGAACTTCGCAGAGTGGTACGTATTCGATGTTGGACTCGGCGAGATTGGTTAAACCCAACGGCCTTATCGAAGCGTCACTGTGCAAATATGTGTATATTGGGGCGGGGAAGGTGCGAGTCCCCTCTCTAGCTTATGGTGGTATCACGTCTATTGATGGCGATTGTGGCTTACCGTTAGTGGTCACAGCTGGGAATCACACATTCATTGCCGGGTTCCATCATATTTATAGGAGCTATTTGAGCTCTGACGGTAAGAGTGTGTCTAATAGAGGGGAATCGGAGGAACTAGTGCTTAATGAGATTGCCGGTGTGTTAGCTGAGATTTCCACTAGCGCTAAACTCCAAGGTTTTTCATTCATACCGCACTTTGATCCCACACAACTCAAACCCCTCTTTGTTGATGCTGACGTTAAAGTGGTTGAGCTTCCCCGTAAGAGTTCTGTGCGGGTCGCTTTGGACCGTTACTCTCCTCCTGTAGCTGTGCTTGGTAGCATTACACCCCCACTTATGGGCGCAACGATGGGCACTAAAGTCATTCCCACGTTGTTTAAGGACGATCCCAGAGTGGTAGCCTTGGTTGAGGCCACAACGGGTAAACCCGATGGATTTCAGGCACCAAAGTTTGCAGGCAAGATGGAGGAGAACCAATGGATCGATCCATACACTGTTAACATATCAGGGTGGCGAAATATTCCGGGGGACCCTGAAGCTTGGGATTGGGCTCTAGAAGATTATACTACGGGTTTTGACGAACTCGTTGGAATTAATACGCTCACCCCACTGACAGATTACGAGGCTTGGAGAGGGGTTGTTGCTGATGGTATCAACCCAACCAACCTGCGCACAAGCTCTGGACCTCCGTTGTTTAAGAAAAAGCACGAGTTAGTGGAATTTGATGATGTCAATAAACTGGTGCGAGTTCACCCCATCATTGTGGCGCATATAGAAAGGATTAAGAGTGTTGTAGAGTCTGGTTCCTTTTATGTTGTTGCCTGTACGTCCGCGTTGAAGGATGAAGTGGTTACAGCAAAGAAGAATGCAGCGCACGCTATTCGACTGTTCAATGTGCTACCTATGGGGTACAATTTTCTCGTGAGAAAGTACCTGGCGTGTTTCATCAGCTTTCTCACCCGCTACAGAGATTTTTCAGAGATTTTGATGGGCATTAATATCACATCGGATGATTTGTCTGAGTTTGTATCGCGACTAGGTGTTAAAAGCCCGGAGCTCAAGAGATTGTTCGCTGGCGATTACGAGAAGTACGATGTTAGACAATCTACCGCAGGTATACTGTATGTGGCTAAGGTAGTTGCTGCCTTTCTAAAATGCACTGCATATACTGAAGGAGAACAAACCATTGCACGACAATTACTACTTGGGTTGTTGTATAGGATGATGGTGATCAAAAATGATGTGATATTGATGGCGTTCCAGAATCCCTCAGGTGGTGGGTTTACGACTCCTTGCAACTCTGTGAACAATTCAGGTAATTTCAGATATGTGTACTACAGGAGTGCAATTGACAGGGGGATTGATCCTCCACCGTTTCGCGAGATGGTCGCCTTAGGGACGGGTGGAGATGATCATGTAGGCGCTATCTCCAAAGCCGCGTGGTGGTTTGATCCTGCGGACTTTCCCCGATACTTTGCAGAGATTGGGCATACCTATACCGATGCTGCGAAATCAGGTAACCCACCCAGATTTATGGACATCACCGAGGTGACGTTTTTCAAGAGACGCTTCGTAAGAGTGAGTTATGGGTGGTTGGCGCCTATTGAGCTTAAAACTCTAGCGAAGATGTTATCCTATTACGTGGCAGGTGAGCTCACTAGGTTGGATCATCATGCTGTGCTCCTGTCAAATGTTAAGAGGGAAGCTTTTTTACAGGAGCCAGTTGTGCGTGATGAGCTGTTGGCGTTGTGTGATAGCTTAGCACAGACAGTGGGGGTTAGTGATAACTCGTATTATGAGCGTCTGTCAGTTGCTGATTTTGAGGCGATGTATTTGGCGAGGAAATTCTGGTGTTTTAGGTCCACCAGTTTAGAGCGATTAGACCTATGAACAATCAAAATGAATGGTTCTACCTTTAATGAAGGGCCCAAAAGTGGCTCCGGTAGCGTTTCAACATTGAATGTTGGTGGTGAGCAGGGTGCTATTGAGACACCCTCGGTTGAGAAGAGTGGCGCGGTTTCAGTCTCCGTGCAGCGCCCTGGTGGTCATGTTTATAGTCTGACGGATATTATGATGCGTGACCAAATGATTGGGACAGGCCTTATTTCGACTACCAATAGCTTTGGGAGTTCTGTGTTTGATATTGACCCCTGGGCTTTGTTGCTCGGGACAACTCAGACACAGAATTTTACAAATAATTATGAGGGAATTCGTGGTGATATAACGGTGACTGCTATCGCTAACCTCCCGGCGGGGTGTTATGGTCTGTACTCGATGGTAGCTGTCGCCGAGGCCTATGTTCCGCAGAACGCTAACCCCGTGAGAAAGCTGGATCAAGTCGATCTCCCGTTCACGGCACGTCACGGTCCCCACGTGTTATTTGACTGTGCACGTAGCAACACCGTCCAATTAACACTCCCATTTATCTGGCCCGAAGATTTCATGCAACTTCGAGGCTTCCCACCTGGTAGCTACGGTATCATGTATAGAGTCAGACTGCAGGCGTTGCAACCTCTTAAGAACGTGTCCAATGAAGCCTATTCAGGGCTGGTGACTATTTTTGCTCGCTTGCAGCCCGGATATCAGCTCATTAATCCCAAGTACCAGTCGGGGCGCCCATCCGATTACGCGCGAACATTGGCAAGTGGTTTGAATGTGGCTGGCGACGTTTTGGACGCTTTCGGTTATACAAAAGAGGCCCAGTCCGACCCGAATACTCAATCAGCTCTGAAGCTGTACACGAACCCTTCAACTGTGGATGGTTTTGATACCTCTGAGAGTGTGAGTTTGAGGAGTGCTCCCTACGTGGCGGTAGATCCGAGTATCGGTGGCCCTAATAATGAGGATCCAGCCACGTTTGAAGCTCTGTTTGCCCATTGGACTTTAATCCAGAGACTCCCTTGGACAACGGGTGCGTTAGCAAACGACAATTTGGGCACAGTCCCCGTGACGCCTTGCAGAGCGGCGAGCATTGAGTCAATGGGGGGTGTTGGGGAGTATGTTTATGATGTACAACTTACCCCCGCTGGGTATGTAGCCCTAACGTTCGAGCATTGGCGTGGTGGGATGGAATACCAAATTCTCGTTCCCGTGTCTGCCTACCACCGTGGTTCTATCCAGGTGATTTGGTCGCCCACGGAGGTTTTAACGTTCCCTGTCGATCCTACGGGTCGGTCATTGAACGTTATCATTGATGTGGCATTAGGCAGTTGTCAAAATGTTGGGGTCGACTACGCTCACCACCTTCCAGTCTTAGACACTGTTTTCACGGCTGCGAATTCCACCCTTAAGTTCGGGACCACTCCGAATTCCACAACCAATATGCCTTCGTGGCATAATGGATTCCTCCACTTCAGGGTGGTTCAACGGTTGGTTGCTTCGACGAATGCGGGCAATGCGGCCGACACCAATATTTTGGTGTTCGCCCGGGCGAAGGCTGATATGAGGTTTGGGGTGCCACGACAGTACTTTGGCGTTATTGAGAATGCGGGGATTGCGATTTATGATACGTGGGCATTGAAATCTACGGTCCGGTACCAAGCTGGCGCAACAATTGGCGATTACACGCCAAGCGAGGTGGCCACCCAGTTAGTTGTGACAGATGGAGATCCCGAGATGCCAGCGCGTGTGCTGTGGGGGGATGACATAAGGTCAGTGCGCGCATTAATGCAGAGGTTGTCACCCATGTTCACCTCCGCGGTGTACGGATCACTTACAGCAGGAGGCCCAAGGTATGAGAGGGTCGCCGGTGATGAAGCGAATAGATTGTTCTCACTTATTCCAATGATTCCGACACCGCCTAATGGGGGGATCGCTGGGACTATCGAGGGGTTTATGGCTCAAAACCTCGTGAACGACGCTGCAACTAATTCGTCGTATGAGTTCATGAAAAGATCCGTATTTACGTGGTACTCACATTACGCAATGTTGTTTTCGGGGGTTCGATCGTCGTTACGCGTCAAGATTAACAGAGTGTACGGTCCTGATGGGTCCGCGTTGGTTTCGCAGGCTATTTTCGACGCCACTAAGGTGGTCTCGCAATACAATTATACGAATGCCACCAATATTACAGGATCTATTCAAGCCCAACCGTATTTTCAGCCACAACCTCTCTCGCAACTAGCTGGTTCGGAATTTGTTGTGCCTTATGGTGAGCCAACGTATTTCATGAACCCGTATGTGATTAAAGACGCGAATTTCTTTGGGGGTGTGTTGCACGGGGCATTCTTTACGACGACAGTGGGGTCAGGGCTAACAGCGACGAAAGCGACCGTTGCGTATGATTCTGTGATGGTGGGTGCAGGACCTGACGTGACAGCTATTTGTTTTAGGCGTGTCCCCTTAGTGCGTATCATGAATTCGATAGATTTGTGATATTGGCACAAAACTTCTGGGTAGAAGTATAAACTAACCCGAGAGGGATTTTATCCCGCGCAGTCCATTGGTCAAGGTGGATTGCGTTCGCATGTGTGTGATTGTGTGTTTTCTAATTGTCAGTGATGGTTTTTTAAGTAAGTTTAAGGAGCTGTCGCTCCTTTATTTTACTATTTTTTACATTATCTTGACAATTTTTGAAGGTCAAACTTGATTTTCCC